GAGGGGTTATGCGGTTACCCGCCGCGTAGACCTAGAACGTCAAGATAAGGAGAAAACAATGGGAAGACCAATAAACAAAGACAAAATTGGTTTTGGTACCGGACGTATTAAAGTAAGTAGACACTTTTTTACAGGTGGTTCTGAAGCTACATCAGCGGCACATATTCACAGACAAGCTGGTAATAATAAATTTGTTATTAGATTAGATTCTAATGCAACTGGCGTGTTTACACCTGCTACACATGCAGACGACGAACTTATGACACTTGTTAACAAAGCTAACGGTGCATTAGTTGCAGGAGAATTTAAAATTGATGCAACGGGTTCTGATTCAACAGTTTACCAAGTTACAAAACTTAGAAATAGAACTGTACAGCTAGAAGGTGGCGGTACTGAACAAACTGCTATCTACGGCATAGGTATTGATGCTAGTGCTAGGGAAGGTTCAACAGTTAATAATACATTAAGTGTTAACATACCTAAACAATAGGTTTTAATAGTGTAGGGGTGAAAGCCCCTACATTTTAAGGATTATAAATGTCAAAAGTACTAAAAGTTGAAAACGGAAATTACTCAGTAAAAGTAGAAGCGGGTCAAAATATTATTCTTGATACTGCAAGGGGAACTACATCAGGATCTCCTTCAAAACCTGCTGGTACAGTAATTGTAAGAGGAAGTTTAGAAGTAGAAGGTACTACAACTACAGTCGAATCAAATAATACTGTAATCGCTGACAATGTTATTTTACTCAATAGTGGAGAAACTGGTGCTGGTATCAGTATTGCTAATAATAGAGAAGCTGGTATTGAAATAGAAAGAGGCACATTAGACAATGCAAAAATATTGTTTGATGAAACTATTGCATGGAGTTTAGGTGCTACAAGTAGTACTGGTACATTTAAACTTATTAATTCAGCGGCACAGATTTTGCCTTTACACACTAACGGTATTAAATCTGCAGGAAAACTTTATGTAGATACAGGTTCGGATGTGATAAGTGTTACAAACACTACAAACTATGAAGAAGGTATTTTTACATACACAGGGTCAAATATTGTAGATGGCGGTGGCGGTGTTGTTCAAGACGATGACAACATACCTAATACGAAAGCACTAGTTGATTATGTTTCGTATGCACTAACAACATTGGGTGTGGCAGATAATATAGCTGAAGGTGATACAAAGGTTGAAGTACAAGATTTTAGTGTAACAGGTGCTCCAAGTAAGATGCTTGTAAACATTGACGGTACTGAAAGATTTGCAGTATATGACAACAGATTAGAATTTGCATCAATTAGGTTATCAGGAAATAAAATTTCCGTATTAGATAGTAATGCAGACTTAGAACTTGAAGCGGCAGGCACAGGATCTGTTGTGGTAAACGATATATTAAACTTAATGGAAACTCCGGGCGTAGATGATGCAAGTGTTGACCCAGGTGCACCTACTGAAGGAATAAAATTATACAGTAAAACTCAAGGATCCGGTAATACAGGATTATTTTTTGTAAATAAAAGCAGTACATCAGATGAGATTATAAGCCACAATCGTGCTTTGGTTTATAGTATGATCTTTTAAAAGGAAATGAAATGGCAATAGTAACAAATAGATTAACAACTACACAACTTGATGCAATCACAGTTCCGTCAAACAAAACATATGCAATTACTAATATTTTAGTATGCAATAATGGAAGTGCGGCGGCGACATTTGATATGCATTTCATTCCAAGCGGCTCTGCACTTAGTAACAATGTTACACGGGTTATAAATGGACTTTCTGTTGATGCAACAGAAACATTTACATTTGATAGCGAAAAAATAGTACTATCTACAGGTGACAAGATATCTTTTGTTGCATCTCCAGACGTAGGAAGCGGTAATACTAATTTAAGTGCAATGGTTAGTTACTTGGAAGTATAATATGAGACTTATAAAAGCACAAACAACTAATCTTCGTAGCATTAAAGCTAAAGGTATTAGGTATGACATAAACGGTCAAGTGATTTTAGACAGTACTGATGCAATTCTTGTTCCAAAAGGAACAACTGCACAAAGACCCACTAGTCCTGCAAACGGACATCTGCGTTATAATACCGATACAAACGAAATTGAAGGTTATCAAAATGGTGCTTGGAGAAAAGTAAGATACAAAGAACCAAATACTGTGGGAATAATACAACAAAATCTCGGTAGTGGAGATGCTAATGAAACTATATTTGGACCATTAGCAAGTGGTGACAGCGATTATCCTACACCGGCGGCGGCACAAAATGTTTTAGTATTTGTAGAGAACGTTTTTCAAATTTCAAGTACAAACTATTCTTTGGTTCAAAATCCAGGCGCACAAAATACAATTACAAGTATTGTCAGTGTAGGAACAAGTACAGTAATTGAAACAGCTACAGCTCACGGATTTACCACTGCTAATTTAATATATGTTACAGGAGTAGAGAGCACAATAGACGATGCTGTTGAAAACTTAAACACTGATGATTCAAGTTCTCCTGGAAGCCATACAATTACAAGCATACCAGCCGCAAATAGAATAGAAATTGCTGTTGATACAGCTGGTGGTAATACAGCAAACTACATTGCTAGTAGTGGAAAGATTTTTAAATCTGGTACTTCCACAGGCCCATATCTAGATGGTTATTATTTAAGTTTTACATCTGCACCACCATTAGATAAACCTATAACTGTCCTACATAACTTCGACAAATAATAAAATAAATACTGTGACAAGGAGACAATTACGTGTCACAAGTAGGTAGAATATCGGGTCCATTACTTAATGCAAATTTAGAAAGACAGGGCGTTGGCCTTTCTTTTAAAAATGTGTTAACTGACGATCCTATTCTTTTTATTGATTCAGCTAACAAAAAGCTAAGTGTAAACTACAACGGTACTCCTCTAGCTGACTTATATATTCCATCACAAATAAGTTTAGGATCTAAATTAATCGCAGGTTCCTCTGCAACATTTGGCAACTTTACAATAAGTTCTGAAAGCATAGCAATATCAAGTGGTGATATAAATCTTAACGCAGGTAATGCAATACGCATGACTGGATTTGGTACAAAAGATTCTTCTAATAATATTGTAATAACTGCTAGAGATAATAATATTAGTACAGATAATAATAACAACATCGTTTTAGATCCTGCAGGCACAGGAACAACTGAATTTTTTGCTAACACAAACGTAGACGGAAACATTACTGCTACAGGAAATATTACAGCAGATGGAAACATTACACTAGGTAGTGGCGGAGAAGATAATGTTTCTATAGGTGCAGATATAAACAACAATCTTTTACCTGATGTCACAGACACATATGATTTAGGTTCAGCAGGATTTATGTATAAAGATGGACATGCTGTAAGTTTAACAACAGATGCACTAGTAACAAGTCAAAGCATTCAATTAAACAGCACTATTGCACAAAGCGTATTTGCTAACAATGGACCTCCTATTTTATATGCTGACAAGATGATTGTTAACGAAAGTGGAAAAGTAAGAACATTTGCAACACAACCATCAAATGCAACTGAATATCAAGCAGAATTTGATGCAGAAGTAGATATAAATGTTTCAAACTTTGTAACAACATTTCCTTCAAATCACTGGATAATGGGAGACATGGCGGTCAGCACAAGTTATTATGCTTTTACTGTGTTTAGATTTACTAGCTGGAGTGCTGGTGATAATAAATGTTATGTTTTCAATAGATCAAACGATCAATTAGTATACACATTTGACGATTCTACTGCTGGTACTTCCGAAGAGTGGGGAACCCAGTTAGCTATGAACGACTCTTATATTGCAATTGGTAATTTTGATTCCAACGGCTCTGTAGATGTTTATGATTTAAGTACAGGATCACTAGCACATTCATTTACTGACCCTACATATTCTGGTAGCAACAATTACTTTGGAGCCGGTCTATGTATGACTCCAGATGGTGCTTCGACTCACTATGTAGGCATAGGAGCACACTATTCAGATGTTGGTTCTAGTAATAGAGGAGCGGCTTACGTTTATAGGCTTTCAGATGGACAACGTTATGATTTTCTTACACCTACAATACCAACCGGTAGTAATCATTTCGGCATAGGCATTGATATGAATAAAACAAAAGTTGCCATAGCTTCGCCAACTAATTTGCAAGAAGTTTACATATATGAACTTTCTAGTATGAACACAAGTCCAAGTACACAAACTCCTAGTGTTACAATACCAAAATATGAATCAGGCGGCAGTGGAAGTCAAGCCAATAGATGGGGTGGCGATTATGCTCTCAGTGAAGGATCAGCAACTGCTAGATTCAGCAATGGTGTATGTTTAACTGACAGTTACATTATTATTTCATCGGCTAGCTATAGGGGTAGTGGCAGTCAAGGTATAAAATCAGGAAAGGTATATCAATTTGATTTATCAGGAAACTATATAAGAAGTTTTCTCACACCTAGTAATGCATACGCATCAGGATATGAAAGTTATGCTAAATATGATCGTTTTGGTGCTTCGGTAGACGCAACTGATAGTAAAATCGTAATAGGAGCAACCAGTTTTGGTCAGGGTGGTTCACTTCAGACAATAGAAACTCCCGCAGATAAGTTTGAACAAGACTCTGGTACAGGAACCTTTTATGTATATGATGCCAGTACAGGTGATTTATTAAGTAGAAGTCCAGCCGCATGGTATCAATCAGGACTACAGACTTATGCAGGCACTGGTACATCAAGTACCCGTATAAGTTCATATTTTTTCTCAGAAAATTTTGGTGCTAGAGTTAGAATAGACGGCAATCATATATTTGCAATGTCAGAAGGGGGTAGGACAAACCAAACAACTAAACCGGGTGGATACATGATGTTTTACGATACATCTCCTCCTGGAAATACAATTCAGAATATAGGATTAGATGTTGGAAATACATTTTACGTAGCACAGCATAATGGAAACGACACCAATTCGGGAACAACACCGTATGGGCCTTTCAAAACAATAAAACGTGCTTTAGATGCCGCAGATGCTAGTACTGCTGGACCAGTTACTATTAGAGTATTTGCAGGAGGTTATGAAGAGGTGACTCCACTTGTTGTTCCAAGTAATGTTACAATTACAGGTGAAGACATGCGTAACACAACTGTTAGACCAGAAAGTGCATATCAGAGTAATGATGTATTTCATTTAACAGGTGAAACTACAGTACAAAATTTAACAGTCAAAGATTTTTACTATGATAGTTCAGGAGATACTGGTTATGCTTTTAGATTTGCACCCAACTCTACAATAACAACAAGAAGTCCGTATATACAAAATATTACAGTGATAACACAAGGAACAACTACAAGTGCAAGTGATCCAAGAGGCTTTGCAAGTGGAGATGCTGGTAGAGGTGCATTGGTAGACGGTGCGGCAGTTCTTAATACCAGTGAAGAAGCAAGTATGTTGTTCCATTCAGTAACATTTATAACACCAGGAGTAGATGCATTAACATGCACCAACGGTGTGCGTGTTGAATGGTTAAATTGCTTTACATATTTTGCAAATATAGGCATACATTGTAAAAATGGCAGTACAGGACATTTATCATCAGACGGAAGCACAACAAAGTATGGAGCAGAATTAAGAAGTATTGCAAGTGCATGTGTGTATGGAAACACAGGCATAAAAGGTGATGGTGCAGATGTTTTAATTTATGCAATTAATCATAATCTTGCATATATAGGCGCAGGAAAATTTGTCGACAACGACCCTAGCAGAGCAATACAATCTCAGGAAGTAGTAAAGGCTAATTCTGCTAAAGTATTTTTTAGTTCACAAGATCATTCAGGTAATTTTAGAGTAGGAGATGTTTTTCACGTCAATCAAGAAGACGGAACAACAAGCCTAAATTTATCCTCAGCAGAATTTGCCAATTTAAATTCTTTGATATTGACAACCGGTGGAAATTCTACAGAATTATATCCTGACAGAATAGAAGTTGGAGATTTTAGACTCAAAGGACAAACATTAGAAACAGTAAACTTGGATCTAAATTTAAACAGCTATTCTAACATGAATATGATAAAGTTTCTAGATAATGTTAACATGACGCAGAATTTTGTTTTAGATCAAGGAATTTCCATTGGTGGTGGATTTGCTTACATAGGAGAACAAATAGGTAACACACTTGTATTAGGAGCAAATATTGGTAGTGATTTAAATCCTTCAGTAAGTGGAACACACGACCTAGGAACAAATGCATTAAAATGGAAAGAAGGATATTTTTCTCAAATTAATGTAGCTGATATAAACATGGTAGACACAAAAATTTCGACTGTGGTTTCAAATGCTGATTTAGAATTAGTTGCAAACGGATCAGGCAAAGTTATAGTTCCTGGCAATACATTAGAAGTTAAGGAAATGTCTACACCACCTACTGGCACCATGACTTTTAATAATTTTAGTACACAAGGTATTACTACTACAGGCGATATTATTGTTAATCAAAATTATATATTTAATGATTTAACTGCAACAACAATGTCTATTAACGGACCAATATCATTTGATTCAATTACATTTGATATGAACAATATTAGAACTACAGATTCCAATGCAGATTTAGAATTACGTGCAAGTGGAACAGGTAATATATTATTTTCTAATAATACAAACTTCAATAACAATGCAACAGTTAACGGAACACTTAAGATTGGAGCAAGTAATTTTACTAGAGTTACTGCTGACTTTACTACTGGTGATCTGCAACTTTATCAAAATGTTATTGAAACCAGCAACTCAAACAGCAATTTAGAACTTAGACCATATCCAGGCAAATCAGTTATAGCACAAAAATTAAAATTTGATGGCACCAATTTGACTAATGCACCTTTATATCCAACTGAGAATATTACATTTTCAGCACCACATGTTGATGTATCATCTGCAAATAAAAGCATACGTATTCCACGTGGTACTACAGCAGAAAGGGGCACAGCAACAGCAGGACAATTTAGGTATAACACAACAGATAGTATTTTCGAAGCATATTCTACAGGCTGGGAAGGCTTTAATGGATTATATTCTGATAACAGAACTACAAAACTATTAGTACATCCTACATCAGATCAAATTGATATTACTATTAATAGCGTATCTTCTGGAACAATAGATGCAACTAAATTCAGTCACAACGGCTTACAAACAGATGGAGAAACACTTGTTAACGGGAACACAATTACCACAGTAGTTTCAAACTCAGACTTAGAACTTAAACCAAACGGAAACGGCAATATTTTTGTAGGTACTGTGATGAAATTTGAGGATAACAAATTTATCAACACAGCATCAGACGGAAATATTTCTTTTGCATCTACAGGAGAGGGTTATTCACAGTTTGGCGGTAGTACAGGTATTGTAATTCCTGTAGGGACAACAGCTCAGCGTCCAGAGAACCTAGGTAATCCATCAACACAAGGACAGTTGAGATTTAACACAACGCTTTCAAGAATGGAAGTTTATACTGGTTCTGTATGGGAAAATTCAGCAGGTTTTATTGAAACAGTTCCACTAAATGATGCTGAAGATATCAACTTCGAACAGACGCTTATCTTTGGGTAATAGACCCTATATCACATAAAACGATAAATAATGTTAATGCCATGATAATTGACCAATTACTGGCAGTCCAAACTGTGGTCAGTCGGCAAAGAGCATTAGCTGAAAATCAGACTGGAGGGACAGGATCCCCGCTTAAGGAGAAGAGATGGCAGTTGGTCGAATATCTGGTCCGCTCTTAAAACCTAACTTAATCCGTAACGGGATTGATTTAGCTTTTGATACGGACTTACTTTACTTGGACGTCAATAACAAACGTATTGGCATCAACACCTCAAATCCACAATATGCACTAGATGTAAGCGGGACCACAAGAACAACAAATTTAGTAGTTACAAGCGGAGTTGATATAGCAGATGTCAACATAAACGGTAACACAATTCAAACATCAAAAAATGAACTAGTTTTAGGCACAGCAGATAATGTAGTGTATCAAAAAAAAGCTATTGTTGACGGACTAAAGTTTGACGGAGATACAATTAGCACAATAGATAGTAATGCTAATTTAAACTTTAGACCAAATGGCGTAGGCGCCATTAATATTAATTCCAACCTAAACGTAACAGGTAATATACATGCTACAGGAAATATATCTGCAGATGGCGACATTGTATTAGGAGATGCTGATACAGACACTATCACTTTTAATGCAGATATTGCTAGTAATCTTACGCCTAACGCAACTACATCTTTTGACATAGGTTCAGTATCAAAAAGATGGAGAAATGCATATGTAAAAAACTTTAATGCTGATAGCGTAACTACTAGTTCGTTAGCATTATCAGGTATACCTGATATTACACAAGCACCAGGAAATACAATTTACGTAGCCGAAAATGGTGCTGATTCAAACATAGGTATACATCCACAAGATCCATATGGTTCAATTACAAAAGCACTAAGCGTTGCCGTAAGTGGAGATATGATTTACATAAACGCTGGTACATATACAGAAGCTTTTCCAATGACTGTACCGGTTGGTGTAACAGTTAGAGGTGCAAGTTTAAGAAGTGTTACAATCAAACCTACAAGTGCTACAGAAACAAAAGATGCATTTTTATTAAACGGAGAAAGCACAGTTGAAGATGTAACCATCATGGATTTTTACAGTGGTTATGATAGATTTACTGTAACATCAGGAGGAGGATCAACCGGAAGTGTTGTAGTTACTTTAGCAACAGCACCACAGGCACATGCATATGTAAGTGGCGGTGTACTTAATGATACTTCTTTTTCAAGCGAAGTTAGTGCAACAGGAGCAACATACAATAATGCTACAGGAGAATTAACTATAACTTATAGTGGTACTGTTCCTACATCCGGAACGGCGATTATGCTAAAAGGATTTGTTTTTAGTTGTAGTGGTACAAATAAAACTTATCCTAACAACGGTTATGCATTTAGGTTTGCAACAGGTTATACAGTAACTAGTCGTTCACCATATATTAGAAACATTACTGTAATAACTAAAGGCAGAACTGTATCAGCTAGTGATCCAAGAGGTTACTTTAGTGGTGATGCAGGTAAAGGTGCATTGGTTGACGGATCTTACGCAGAAAGTGCTTCCAAAGAAGCTAGTATGTTATTCCATTCTGTAACTTTTATTACACCAGGAGTAAATGCTTTAAGTTGTACTAATGGTGCAAGGGTAGAATGGTTAAACTGTTTTACATATTTTGCAAAAAGAAGCATATATGCATTTGACAGTGGTATAGGAAAAAAATCTGACGGAAAAACTAGGATTAGATTAGGCGGAGTATCAGGAACATTTGCCGCAGGAAATACTGTTACATTCACATCTAGAGATGCTTCAACTGTAGTTTCAGTAACTGCTGAAAGCGTAGACGGAGATATTCTAGTTGTTGATGGCAAGAATACTAATCTAATAGGATTTGATACATCGCCGCAGAGTATTTCAAATGGAAGCGGAGCAACAGCAACTACTATATTAAATGTTGATGTTAAAGACTTTGGCGCAGAAATAAGAACTATTGCATCTGCCTCTGTATACGGTGAGCAAGGATTAGTAGGAGACGGACCGGGTGTTCTTGTTTATGCAATAGGACATAATGTTGCATACGTAGGCTCTAATGAGCAAGTCACTAATGATCCTACACTAACAGTACAAGGTAATGAAGTAATTACAACTAATGATGCAAAGATAAGGTTCAGTAGTGTAGACCATAAAGGAGACTTTAGAGTAGGAGATTTGTTTCATGTCAACCAAGAAACAGGTGCTGTAAACTTTGCAGGTAACACATTAAACATTGATCTGTCAGCAGGAGCTATATTTACGGATGGTGTTAACACAACAGAAATATCTGGATCCAAAATTGATACAGGAAATTTAAGATTAACTGGAAATACACTATCGACTACAGCTGGAGACTTACAACTTGATGCCGCATCAGGCCAAATTACCTTGCAAGACAATGTACAAATTCAAGGATCTTTAGATGTTACAGGTAACGTAACCATTGGCGGTGACATACAATTAGGTGATACTTCTTCTGTAGACATTGCTATTATTGCAAGGATAAATTCTCCTTTGATTCCTAATATCAATAGCACATATAATTTAGGAGATCCTGCATTAAGATGGAATAATTTACACATAGACGAAATTCAAGTTGACGATATTAATATTAACACAAATAGAATTACAACTACAAATTCAAATGCAAATTTAGAATTATCTGCTAATGGAACAGGCAAAGTTACTGTACCAAATAACACATTAGAAATAACAAATGATCTAATTGTTAATGGAACATCAACATTTCAAGCAGTAAATATAAATGGTAACGCAACAATTAATGGTTCTATTACACAGACAGGAAACACAACTGTTAACGGTAACGCCACTGTAAACGGAACACTATCAACCAACGCCAATGTTCAACTTGAAGATATTCTAATATCAGGTAACTTTATTACAACAACTGCTAGTAATTCTCCTTTAGAATTAAAAGCAAGTGGTACGGGTGTTATTGGAGTTCCCTCAAACGATGTCCTCATAACTAAAGATTTGCAAATTAACGGAACTATTACTGCAAACAATTTCCAAACATCTAGTACAATTACTGGTATTGAATTTGCTACAACTGATATTTTAATTAAAGACAACTACATTACAACGACAACTTCTAACAGCGACTTAGACCTGAGAGCATCTGGTTCAGGTAGTGTTGTTGTAGAAGATTTATCCATTAACGGTAGTACAATAAGTTCTGATACTACTATTACTTTGTCTCCCGCTGGAGAGAGTATTATAGTAAATGGCACAGGTTCTGTAACACTAGCAAAAGGAACTACTGCACAGAGAGACAATAGTGCAGGAGCAGGACAAGTTAGATATAATACAGATTTAAATAAATTTGAAGGCTACGATGGATCTAATTGGTATAACTTAACAGGTTTACAGGACCTAGACGGTAATACTAAGATTACTCCAGAGCTTACACCAGGCGCTAATGATAATATTATAAGATTTTATGTAGGTGGCTCAGTAGTTGGAACTATAGATAGCACCAAGTTTGAAGTACCACAGCTACAAGTAGACGATATTAATATTAATGGAAATGTGATAAGTACTACTACTACAGATACAGATCTTCAGTTTTCTGCTAATGGCACAGGCCAGGTAAAATTTGAAAATTTTGGTATTAGTGGCGGAACTATAACAAATACGGTGACAGATAGTTTAACTACTTTCCAAAATACAGGCACAGGATATGTGCAATTTCAAGGAACTTTAGGAGTTGTTTTACCTGTAGGAGATACAGGCTCTAGAGGAGCCAATGCAACAGGAATGATAAGATATAATACTGATGATACAAGAGTTGAATTATATGACGGAACAAGTTGGACAAGTGTTGCAGGTAGTGCAGGCGGAATTAACTTTGGACAAGCAAAAGAATTAGCAATAGAAATGGCTTTGATAGCAGGATAAAAAATGGCAGTACAAGTAAAAAACAGCGTAATAAAAAATGTAGGAACAGTTCCAGTAATTGTTTCTGAAACCGATGCTAGTAAGCGTCAAACCATACTAGGACTAAGTATTACTAACCTTACAGACGGGTTTTTATATATTGATGTTCTTTTAGATGATGACACTTCTGTATCAGGTTACTATTTAAAAGAAGCTCTATTAGCTGAAGGATCAAGTTTAAGAGCAGTTTCTACAGGAGAAAAATTGGTTTTAGGAATCAATAATAAATTAAAAGTAAAAGCAAGTGCAGACGATGCTGTTGATGTAATTGTTAGTTACGTGGAGACAACATAATGAGTTATTATATAGGAACAGGACCAGCAGACGTTATTAATAGTTTTATTAAACGTTATTTTTACGGAATGCGTAGGAATACAGATGGTGAGTTATTTTTGTTAAAATCAGATCAGCAAAAAGGTGGATCTGATGCAATTACAATTAACGAAGTAGGTGAAGCATCAGGAAACTTTCCAGATTTTGAAGAAGGTATTAGTTACTTAGATGGGATTAACGAAACGCACGATATTGTGTATGATAATTTAAGATATCAACAATTAAAATGGGATAATAGATCTTTACTTTATTATGTTGATGATGAAGGATATCTAGTATTAAAAGTTAGTGAAAAACATACATATCCTACAGGCACATCGGCACCGGGATACTAAGGAGATATGAATGTCAGAGTTTAAACTAGAACGATTTAAGTATAACTGGAAAGGCGTTTGGTCAAACGGTAATGCTTATAATCGTGATGATGTTGTTAACGTAGGTGGTAAAACTTATGTGTGTTTAATTACACATACATCTAGTGCAGACTTCAACACTGATTTAAAAGCTACAGTTCCTGGTAGTAGTCCTCCGGTACCACAGCCCAAATGGGTTCTACAGACAGACGGCAGAAGATGGATTGGATCATGGGTCACAGCTACACAGTATCAAGAAGGCGATATTGTAACCTTTGATGGTACTGTATACTTTTGTAACCTAGGGCATTTATCTACAACTTTTCAAGCAAACGCAACTGACTGGACTATTATTGCACAAGGAACTGAGTTTCAAACAGACTGGACAACTGCTATAGGATACGGCCCAGGTGCTATTGTAAAATATAATGGAATACTTTACAAGTGTATTACAGCCCATACTTCGCAAACATACTTAGAAGACGATATTGCAAGTTGGCAAGTATTTCATGATGGAATTTATTTTGCTGGTAACTGGACAACAGCTACAACTTACAGAAAAAATGATTTAGTCAAATTTGGCGGTTCCATCTTTAGAGTCAAGACAACACATATTACAACTGCAAATTTTGACCAAAATTTATACGACATAGAATTACCTGGATTCAACGATGTACAAGAATATAGCGGAGCAACAGATTATGCAACAGGTGATATAGTAAGGTACGGTGGAGATCTATACTATGTAACTAATCCTATTAGAGGAATAGAACCAACTAATACAGGGTTCGATAGTGTAGTGTATTTTATAAAAATGCTTTATTCTTATAATTTTAGAGGTGATTGGAATATTGAAAGCGATTATGCACCAGGTGACCTTGTAAGAAGAGGCGGTGAATTATATAAAGCTCTAGTTACAATCAAGCGAGAAAACGATAGTACAGATGCTGTTTTAACTGATTATACAGATACAACTAAATGGGAACTTATAGTTCCAGGAGATAAATTTGCAAATTACTGGAATTATAATTCTATAAGTTACTCAAAGGGTGAAGTTGTAACATATTATGGTATATTGTACGAGTGTACACAACCGCATACTTCATCAACAATTAATTTTCCTGGAAACGGTAGCGGATATCCATGGTGGTCTATACTAGCAATGACTACAGGAAATTTTGGTCTAAACGCACCTGGAGACATCTTAACATATGATAAGTTGGTTGATGGAAGTAGCATGGGTCCTACCAATGTTCCAATAGGAACAACAAATCAAGTGTTATCTATAAGAAATGAATTGACTACTGATCCAGATTTATACTATAGAGATTTATTTACAACAGAAGTTACAGTAGTATATGTATCTCCAACAGGAGTCGACGACTATAGCACAACTGGCGGAATAGTAAGAGGTATTGATATGAGATATCCTTTCAAAACTATTAGGTTTGCATGTCAATACGTTGAAGATAATATTACAGGACCATGTAAGGTTAACGTATCTACAGGTAGGTATATAGAAACTTGTCCTATTGTTGTACCTAGATACACGGTGGTAATGGGCGACGAACTGCGTTCTGTGACGGTTGTTGCAAATAGTCCTGTAACTGAATATACAGGAGATACTTCAACAACATTTTCTTACTTAACTAGATTTACAACTATTATAAACGATTTGTTTTTAAATCAAGATATAACAGTAACTACAGGTAATACAGTAGCACAAGATAAAACACAATCTGCAAGTACAGGTGACTTAACAGCTATATTTGGAAGTTTAGTAGCAGATATTACAGAGTATCTTAGTTATAAAATTTTAAGTGGATCAACACAGCCATCAATAACAGGAACAAATACATTAACCAGTGAAATTGCTAGAATTAGAGCAAGTGAGATACTAAGAGTTAATACAAAATTTTTACAAGCAGAAGCAGTAGCTTACATTAAAAGCACTTCTCCAGAGTATGTGTTTACAGATGCAAGAATAGAAGCTGATGTAAATCAATTTATTAGAGGAATTAGATACGACTTACGCTACCCTGGAAATTATGCAACTGTACAGTCTGCTAGATATTATGTAAACCAAACAAATGGTTCACAACTAGAAGATATGTTTTACTTAAGAGACATTACAGGATTGAGAAACTGTACTATAGAAGGATTGTCAGGAGTACTATCTCCAACAGGAACATCATTAATTCTCCAAAGGCCAACAGGCGGATCATTCTGTAGTTTAGATCCAGGATGGGGTCCTGCAGATGACAGAACTTGGATTGCTACAAGATCACCCTATATACAGGGTGTAACAACAATCGGTACAGCATGTACAGGACAAAAAATTGACGGTGCTTTGCATAACGGTGGTAACAAGTCAATGGTATCAAACGACTTTACACAGGTTATATCAGATGGCCTAGGAGCTCATATAACTAACAATGGTAGAGCAGAACTTGTTTCTGTGTTTACGTATTATGCACACATGGGGTACTTAGCTGAAGCAGGCGGAAAGATAAGAGCTACTAACGGTAACAACTCATACGGAAATTATGGATCAGTAGCATTAGGAATTGATTCTACAGAAACTCCTAAAACTGCAACTGTTGATAATAGAAACAACGAAGCCGAAGTTGCATTTGCGTTTGCTGGAGAAGTTACAGATAAAATACTTGCATTTGAATATAGACATTGTGGAGAAAATTATACCTCTGCATCAATCAATGTAGTTGGTTCTGGAAATTTTGTAAACACATCATTTGACGATATTAGAGACGACTCATTATTCGAAGCAAGATTAATACAAGCAGACGATAGTGCTAACATAGGTGGTGCAAACTATACAAATGTAGGTAACAATGCACAAACAGGAAATACAACAAGTATTACACTTGCAAGTAATGATTCAGCTGTAACAGCAGATTACATAGGACAACTTATAGTTTTAACCTCTGGTGTAGGAACAGGACAATATGGTTATATACAAGCATACAACGATAGTACAAAAGTAGCACAAATATATAAACACACAGACGGTACTGCAGGATGGGATCATATTATTCCTGGATTTGAAATTTCAGCATCATTACAAACAAATACACAATATAGAATTCAACCAAGGATAACAGTATCTGAACCACCGTTTACAGTTAATACTAGAACATTACCTAATTCAATGCCTACATCACCTAAGGAATGGGTTGACGCGGCATGGGGAGAGACAAGAGAACAATATGATAATAATGTGATGAGTACAGGTACTGGAACAACTATAGATACAACTCCTGCTCCGGCTGTTATTAGAATAATTAAAACTGGTGCTACATACACAGCGGTTTTACAGAGTACTGGAATTGGATATGCAGTTGGTGATACTACTACTATTGCAGGAACAGCATTAGGTGGAACTAGTCCTACAAACGATTGTATAATAAGAGTTGCATCAGTTTCTGATGATAGTACAAACAGTATTGTTACTGTAACTGTACAAGGATCTGGATTTGCAGGAAGATGGTTAGCAGTAGCTGAAGGTAATTATAGTGCATACTCCGATGACGGAACATCCTGGAGTGAAATATTTACTGCATCAACGCAAACATGGAAGACTATAGCACACGGCGGAACAACATTTGTTGCGATATCAAATACTGTTACTGATGTTATAAATTATAGTCGAACAGGAAAAACATGGGCTGTGACAACACTACCTTCTTCGGCACCACTAAAAGATATACATTATGCCAATGGACAATTTATCATAGTGTGCGAAGATGATAATAGAGTATTTTATAGTGCTAACGGAACTACATGGGCTCAAACCAGTATTCCAGCAAGTACATCAGATGACTTATCATCATCTTCCAAACAGTGGCAAGGTGTAAGTTATGGTTACGGAAAATGGGTTGCATTATCTGGAAGTGACAGAGCTATTGCAACATCTAGTGATGGAATTACTTGGACAGTGACAGAAGATAAACTTCCAACGCCAGGCGGAGCATATGACTGGTGTAACTTAACTTTTGGTAATGGAAGATTTGTAGCAGTATCAAAAAATACTGGTCAAGCAATATACTGCATTGGAGATCCGGTAACGGAAACATGGCAGACATCTAACATGCCAAACCTAGATGATTCTACACACATGAATTGGAACAAAGTAAGATACGGAAACGGGGTATTTTTTGCTGTGTGTGATACTGGAAATAGAATTATAGCAGGAGATGCAACAACAGGACCAACTACCATAGCGGCATCATCACCTGATGGATATACATGGACCAAACGTGATTTAACATTTTCGAATAAGTTTAGTTCTTGTGCATATGGTAAGTATAATAAAAATTGGCTTGTATTAGCAAAAGGCGGCAATACTGCATTAGCAGTAGGACAAGGAGCAAAAGCAAAAGTTATAGCAAATATATCAACTGGAGTAATTGGTTTCTTAAAGATTTGGGATCCTGGTTCAGGATACACTAGTGCGCCAACTTTAACTATTTTTGACAACAAAGGAACAACAGACGCTCAGGTACAGATGAGAATAGGTGATGGCGTACTTGCACAACCAACCTTTATAAACAGAGGTATAGGTTATAGAACTAGTACAACAACTGTTACTTTAACAGGTGACGGATATGCAGATAAGATACCATCTAACTCAACTGACTTAACTGTTGTAGGATTATCAGGAGCTTATCCAGGACCTGGAGCACAAATATCTATTACCGGAGTAATGAATACTGATACGACAGAAGATTTAACAGATCTAAGAGCGTTTACAGCAGTGAAAGTCACCGAGCTTGGAGATGACGGGTCTGGTAATGGAACTAAAAGAGTATTATTTAGGATATCACCAAAGTTGGAAAATTCAGATAATTTAGCTCACGGAACAGCAGTTTCAATTAGAGAACTATATAGTCAGTGTAGAATTTCTGGACATGATCTTCTTGACATAGGCAGTGGTAACTTTACACAAACAAATTATCCTGAACTGTATGTTGCTGGAAATGTATATGATGTTTATCCAGAAAATGAAACTTATGAAGACGATGGTGGAAGGGTGTTTTATACATCAACAGACCAAGATGGTAACTTTAGGGCTGGTGAATTGTTCAGTGTTGAACAAGGAACTGGCATCGTAACAATTAGTGCTGATTTCTTTGACCTAGACGGGCTTTCTGAATTAGCACTCGGCGGCGTTAGATTAGGCGGTAGTGGTACTGTAGTTAGAGAATTTTCTACAGACCCATTGTTTATTGAAGATTCTAATAACATTGTGCCTACGCAAAAAGCAGTCGTAACTTTCTTAGCAACACGATTGTCAGAAGGTGGATCAGAAATAGAAACTAATGACTTAACAGCAGGTTTAGTTAAAATAGGCGGTGAAAATGATATTATTCAACATACTGGAGATGGCGGACTCGTAAGTGGAACTGTGCCGGGAACAGCGTTTGAAATACAATTTCCGAAAACTACAAATTTTGCAGGACAATATGCAGGAGTTACTGGAATGCCACTCGCAATGCGACTATTTTTGAAGGAAGATTAAGTATGTTGTTTTTCGATATTGATAAATATTACAGTTGGAGCAATTAAATGGCAGAATTTAAATTAGGTAGAATTAGATTTGTTTGGAAAGATGCGTGGGTAACTGGCACATCTTATTATAGAGATGACGTTATACGCTTTGGAGGCAGGGTATACATTTGTGTAACAGGCCACACAGCGGCGGCAGACTTTTTTACAGACTTAGATGTTTCACCAACAAAATGGAATCTAGTAAGTGATGGTCAATCATGGAAGGGCGATTGGGCAATAAGTACTTCTTATGTTTATAATGATATTGTAAAATACGGTGCAAATCTTTATATAGCTAAAGCAGTACACACTTCAAACTCTTCTGCAACTGCTGGATTAGAAGCAGACATAGCTAATTGGGATTTATTTGGCGCAGGGCTTGATTGGAAAAGCACTTGGTCGACTAATACAAGATATAAAGCAAACGATTTAGTCAGATATGGAGGACAAACTTATGTTTGTAATACACACCATACATCAAATGCTTCAGCATCAAGCGGATTAGAAGCTGACCAAGCAAAATGGGATTCATTTAATCCTGGAGTAGAATATAAAACTGCTTGGGCAACAGGTATAAGATATAAAGTAAATGACGTTGTAAAATACGGTGGTGGACTATACATTGCAACATCAGCACATACTTCAAGCACATTTGCTGGGGATAGTGCAAATTGGAGCGAGTTTGTAGAAGGCATTCAATTTGAAAATGTTTGGGCGCCTGGAGGAATCTACCAAAAAGGTGATATAGTCAGATGGGGCGGCTATCAGTATATTGCACTTAGACAAAATACAGATGTTAAGTGTACATCAAGTACAGCAGACTGGCAAGTATTTTCAAAAGGAATGAATTTTAGAGGAATATGGGGTGATGACTCTTCCTCACAAGATTATTTAACAGGTGATGTTGTTACTGTAGGTGGCCATACATACATGGCAAAAGCTGATAGTAATAACAAAGAACCAGGATATGCAGGTGACTGGACAACATATTGGGACTTACTAAATTACGGATTTAAATTTAGAGGCCAGTGGATGGACGATGCTTATTATGTCATTGGCGATGTTATAAGATTTGGCACCAATGCTTATGTTTGTGTAAAATCACATGTATCAGAAGGCGATGATTACTCAACTGAAACTAGAACTGGTGCAGGCGGTGGAGCACAAAACTCTAAACCAGATTTAGATAGTACAGGAACATTTTGGAACTTGTTAGTTACAGGATCTGAAACAAGTGTACTTACAACTACAGGTGACTTGGTTTACTATGGTGGATCTGGACCAACTAGATTGCCTATTGGTACTGACGGACAGGTGCTTAGAGTTTCAAATAGTGGAGTTCCAGAATGGACATATTTTGGAGAAAATCCAGATGTGTATTATGTTTCACCAAACGGAGTTGATGCAAAAGCTCCAGTTAGAGGTACAACAATAGAATCTCCGTTCAAAACGATTAGATTTGCTTGTATGCAGATTGAAAATGGCACAAAGTATCCAGAAGCAAGAAGACTTTTAGAATTAAACAGAATTTTTATACAAAGAGAAATTGTAGAATGGGTAGAATATCAAGTAGCTAATACTATTTCTCCATTTACAGGTTCTTACAAATACGAACAAACAAAATGTGAAAGAGACATGGGGTATATTGTTGATGCAATTATATACGATCTGTGTCACGGCGGAAATGTTAAAAGTAGAGAGTCAGCGTTAGAATATACTGACAATGCTCCTAACTTTTATTTGCAAGGACAAAAAGAAGAAACGGTTGCCGCTATTAATTATGGATTAACAGTTATAGGTAATGTTTTAGCACAAACAGATCCTTCAACAAATTATCAAACAACGAACGGTGATAATTCAACAGCTATAGTAGTACAATATAAGCAATCTTCATTAATAGCAGAAGGAACTTCTACTGCACTTGGTATAGATGCTAATATTAAAATTATTACAGATGCTATTACAGCAGGTGTTAATACAAATGTTCCAGCAAGAATCGAAAAGAATACACTTGTTAGAGTAGCAACTGGAACTTATAAAGAAGTATTACCTATTAGAGTACCAGCACTTTGCTGTGTAATGGGTGACGAACTTCGTGCAGTAAGTGTAAGTCCACAAACAAAAGCAGACTCTATTGCAACTGAAAAAGTTGATGCAAAATGGAGTTTAAAAGCAATTGATAGATTATCAGAAGTTGTAGGACATGTAGTTTCTGGAGCAGGCATAACCGGAACAAAAGCTACAATGACAAACACACAAGATGTAACATGGCCTATCGGAGATCATAAGGAAAAGAAATCTGCAGAATTATTAGGTAGAGTTATAAAACGTAACATAGACAAAGGTGTTCAAACAATGGTTGAGGCCATTTACACTCCTGCGTATGATATGTCAACTCCAGCTAAAGGATATGCTAGAAATAATATCTTGTTAAACAAAGAATTTTTACAAGAAGAAATTATTTCATATATTTCTGCAAATTATACAACAATAAAATATAGTAAAACAAAATGTAGAAGAGATGTTTGTTACATACTAGATGCATTGGCATATGATTTAACTTATGGCGGAAACTGGCAAATGCAAAATGCAGGTTTAGCATACTGGAGTGGTACAAATGTTTTATCACAAAACTTAACAGAAAAAACTGCTACACTAGGTGCATATGGCTACTTAAAAACAATTTTACAAACAGTAGGACAAAACTTTACACTTAGTCCTGTGTTAAACTCTTTATACACTCAAAAGACAGGATCAAATAACAGTACATCAGGCGTAGCAAGTACTATTGCTACTTTGATGCAAGGTATAATTGATATTATTAATAACGGTCCAACAGCCGCAAGTATTACATATCCTGATACATCAGGAGTAAATTCTGCGTTAATAGATGCTTCTAACAGTCTTAGGGAATCTGTTGTAGAAATTGCTGAAGATGCTATAGACTTTGTTAGTGAAAACTTCGGAACATACAGACATAAAAGCTACTATTGCAGAAGAGATATTAGAAAAATTGTTAAAGATTTAAAATATGACGTAGCAATGGGTACAAATTTTAATGCTGTATATACAGGTATTTCTTATAAAAGAGGAAACGCACAATATACGCAATCTACACAGATGACACAAACTATTGCTGGAATAAACAAAGCAAGAGATTTGTTAAAAGTTTCTGTCACAACTGATGGATCCAGTGCAACTGGATCAAGTAATGCTTCAAGTAGAATTACTACAGCATTTAACGAAGTAACAAATATTATTGAACTTGGTGTATTATCAAATACTAAACCAGGAGACGGTGTAGCTGATGCATTGACATTACCGAGTCCTGCAGGTGTTGTACAGGACAAAGTTGATGCTAAAAACTTGTTAATAGGAAATAAAGCATTTATAGTAGCAGACGTTAATGCTTGGGTAGCAGTCAATCATGGAAGTCATTCTCATACTGTTGCAAAGTGTACTAGAGATACAGAATATCTAATTGATGCGTTAGCATATGACGTGCTATATGGTGGTAATCAAGCGGCGTCAAGAATTGCAGATAGTTTTATCGATGACGACTTAATTCTTACATACGGTGTAGACGGAAGCGGAACAGCCGTTGTAAGAGGTGCATATACACACATGAAGTCTATCTTAGACGACATTGTACAAGAAAGTTCAATCACAAAACAAACAGGAAACAGTGAAACACAGGTAACTTACGGAGCGGCGGCTACAGCAACTGAAGCGGCTTCGGTACAAGCAGGTGTTGATCTTACACTTGATGTTTTACAAACTAGAACACCATCAGGCGCAACTTATAATCCCTTCACAGGTGACATGGTTGTAACTATTGGTGCTCATAATTTAGAAGTAGGCGGCGAAGTAAGAATTGCTGATAATGCAATTAGATTTACTTGTGCAATGGACGGTAATGCAACAAATCATGATTATCCAAGATCTACAGATCCAGCACATAAGAAAAGATTAAGAATTACAGCAGAAACAGCGACAACAATTACTGTTAATGTTGGCCAATCTCAAAATACATCAGCACACTCATTTGTGAGTGGTGTAGCAGATAGCATATTAGTATTACAAGCTAAACCTATTACATACCCTGCAATTACTTGGGCAGATTCTGAATATCAAACTGCATTTGCTAACATAGAAAGTGATTTAGAAGAAACTATTAGAGGTGTTGTACAATACATAAGTGATACATACCAAAAGCTAGTATACGATCATGCAAAGTGTACTAGAGATTTAAAATACATAGTGGATGCGTGTAGATATGATTTCATGTTAGGTACAAATATGGCCAGTATGTTTGCGGCATATGCATACCTACGAAATACTGCATCTAAAAAAACTATAGGAAGTCAAAAAGATTTTTCATTAGCGGCTTTAGAGTTTGAAAGAAAAGCGGCACTGAAAAAAGTTAACTTTAATGCAACTGCGGTCTCAGGAATAAACTTTACTTGGGAATGGATATCAGACATAATTTTTGGAGCAGGTAACGAAGCAAACAATAAACAAATTTCAGAACTTAATAATTTTGCGGCTCAAAGAATGCTCGAACTTAACAAAGAGTTTTTAGTTGAAGAAGCAACTAGTTATGTAGATACTCACTTTAAGTCTACCATTGAATCTACAAACGTTACAAGTTCACAGATTAGTGTTGGTAGAAACTTTACTCCTAATGCAGTAACTTACAATGCTACTACAGGTATAATGGTATTAACATTTCCTACAGCACACAACCTTACAACTAACGATCATGTAAAAATTAAAAAAGATAGCTTAGTGTTTACTTGCTCGTTCGACGGTCATAGTAGTAATCATCCATATCCAAGAGTTTCGGATATGGCCCATGATACACTATTAAGAGTTAGAGCCGCAACAACATATACAATTACAGTTGACGTTGGATCATCACCAGTTGGGCAAAGATATACCCATACTTTTGTAAGTTCTACTGCAAACTCTGTAATGACTCAAAACGCAACTTGGTTAGAAGAACATCTTGCAGTTAAATTTGTAGACGAAGGAGACTCTAGTACTTCTGTATCAGATTTAGGATTAGTTGCAGGAACAACTTATTATGTTAAAGAAGTTGTAAATGATAACGAGTTTACAATTTCAGAAACACCTGGCGGTTCTAAGAAAACAATTCTTGAAAGCCAATCAAATTGTACTGTACAACCAATATATGATCATCAATTTACAACTGCATGTTCAAGAGACGTTAGAGAAATTGTAGATGGAATGAAATGGGATCTAGTTTATCCTAAAGATTATACTAGACCATATACATGCTCTTTCTCACATGATGTTGAACTTGTATTACCAGCAAACTACAGATCAAAATTTTCAGCAAGGTATTATATTAATGCTGTAATGGGATCTCAAGAAGAAGATATGTACTACTTGAGAAATGCAACAGGATTAAGATTACAATCACTTAAAGATTTAAATGGTGATTTATTACAAGCAAACGCATATGGTACTAGCAGAGTTAGTGCAGGTGCTTATGCATCACTTGATCCAGGTTGGGGACCAGATGATAAGAGAGTATGGATTACTGAAAGATCACCGTATGTACAAAACGTAACTACATTTGGTAATGCGGCAATAGGTCAAAAGATTGATGGTGCATTACACAACGGTGGTAACGATTCAATCGTGTCAAACGACTTTACACAGGTTATATCAGATGGTATAGGTGCTTGGATTACTAACAATGGTAGAGCTGAGCTTGTGTCTGTGTTTACTTACTATTCACACATTGGTTACTTAGCTGAAGCAGGCGGTAGAATACGTGCAACAAATGGTAACAACTCATACGGAACATTTGGATCTGTTGCAGAAGGTGTAGACAACACTGAAATAGCTGTAACAGGAATTGTTGATAACAAATTCCAATTCAAAGCTACTGCAACAAAAGTAGAAACAGATGGTAATCAACCAATAACAATTGAATTCGATCATGCAGGTAATAATTACACAGAATCTGCTATTGGCATATTTGGTTCTGGTACTGGAGCAAAAACTGAAGCAGACGAGTTTAGAGACAATGCTGTTAATAGAATTAGAATTTTAGATCTTGATGATTCCAGTGGAGATTTAGGCGGTAAAGGATACATTGTAACAACAAATACTGCACAAACAGGAACAACATCTGCAATTACTATTGCGGCAACTGATGGTAGATCAGATAGTGCATATGTAGGAATGAGAGTTGTTATTACAGGCGGACAAGCTGTAGGACAGTATGGTAAAATTAGCACATACAACAGTGGTGCGAAATTGGCCGCGGTACTTAAAAATGACGGAACCTCTGGTTGGGAACATCTAAATCCAGGAACACCTATTGTTGCTCCTAATGCAACATCAATTTACTTGATAGAACCTTGCATAGAGTTTAGTGCTCCACCACATACCTCAGTTGCACAAGTTTTAGGTGCAAATAGAAATACTACTGACATGGAGTATTGTGAAACAGCAAATATCTATAGTAATATTCAAGGTACAGAGACAACAACAGCTGGTACTAGTTCTAGATTTACAGTTTATAGGAACACAAGCAAATATGTTGTAACAGTACAGAACGGTGGAACATCATATGCACGGGGCGACACAATAGTTATACCAGGAACAAGTTTAGGCGGTGCAACACCAGCAAATGATTTGACACTAACTGTTACAAGTATAAACAGTACGACTGGTGCAATAACTGTTGTTGACTCAGATGGCTTAGGCCTTTCAGGAGCATTCCTAGAAGTTGCAAGTGCATCAGCAGATGTTCGTAAGAGTGTAGACTTTGGTGCAAACTGGACCTCAGCTACATTACCAGGAACAGCACCTACAGGATCTGTTAAACTTTGCACAGGAGTATTAAATGACGGATCGTCAACAGAAAGAACAAGTTCAACAGTAATTGTATCACAAGCGAGTGTTAGCACTAAACCTGTATGGTATAGTGCAGACAATACTACTTGGACTAACGCAAATGATCTTCCAGGCGGACCTTACAATTCAGAACCACATATATGTTTTGGTAAAAACAAGTTCTTCTTAATATTTGAAGGCTCAAGACATGTTTTTGAATCAGGTGACGGTGGTGCAACATGGGTACAGAATAGTAATGCATTAGCTACAACTGGTTATACAGGCATAGCATATGGGGCAGAAAGAGTTGTTGCTGTTAGAGGCGGAACAACTACTGCGGCATATGCGGCATTTAATAATGCAGATACATGGACAACTACTACACTACCAGGTACAAGTGCTTGGGTGGGTGTTGCATTTGGTAAGAACAGATTTATTACTATTGCTAGTGACGACAACAAAGCGGCATATAGTCAGGATAGAGGAGCTACTTGGATTGATGCTACAGCTCCAAGCGTAGACGGTTCTAGTATAGTACAGTATACACACATTAAGTACGGACAAGGACTGTTTATGGCAGTTGGACCAGGAAACGCATCAGATTTAGAAGCATACAATTCAGTTTCAGTAACTGAAGACGGAGCAAATTGGACAACTAGAACTGCAATAGGCGACCCAGATGGTGCTATTACAGGTTACCAGGCAGTTTGTTTTGGTAATCCAAATCAAGTAGGTTACTGGATGGCCAAAGGTAATGGTACAACAGAACAACATATTGCAAGGATGCAAACAGGTGTTACAGCAATTGGTAGAGCTGGAGTTGCAAGTGAAAAGATTTTTGAAGTAAGATTAGTTGAGCCAGGTTGTGGATATGTTAGTGGTGCACCTACAATGACAATAACAGATCCTAACAATGTATTTGATGTTCAAACTACAGTAAGATTAGGAAGTGGATGTTTAGGTAATCCAACATTTACTAATAGAGGTAGTGGATACGCGGCGGCATCAGCTGAATTGTCAAGCACTGGAAACAATGGTTTTGCAGACTTCTTCCAGACAGGCACATTTGTTGCAGTTAGACAACTTACTGAAAGACCAACACCAGGGTCAAATGTTGTGTTTGATAGCATACCTAATCAGGTATACAAACTAGTAAACACAGTTACGTTCCTTGGTACACAGGACGGAAGTTATACAACATTCCTTAATGTTTCGCCTAACATGACACATGCTTTATCACCACCACATGGTGATCCAACTACAATGAGAATTAGATATTCTCAAGTACGTTTAACAGGACACGATTTCTTAGATATTGGTACAGGAGGATTTACATCTACAAATTATCCTGGAACACCTGCAATAGCACCGATACCAGCTCAAGAAACTAATCAAAATAACGGCGGTAGGGTGTTCTTTACATCAACTGACCAAGATGGTAACTTTAGAGTTGGTGACTTGTTTAACGTTGAACAAGCAACAGGTGTTGCTACATTGAATGCAGACGCATTTAATATTGCAGGATTACAAGAACTTTCATTGGGAGAGGTTACACTAGGCGGTAACTCTGCGGCAGTTTCAGAATTTAGTACAGATCAGTTTATGACTGCAAATTCAGATAGTGTTGTTCCAACCCAACGTGCAGTTAAGGCATACATAGAGGCACAAATTGGTGGCGGTGGTGCGTCACTAAACGTTAATACTGTAACAGCTGGAGATATTTTTATTGGTACCAATCAGATTACCACCGTGACTGGTACTACGATAAATATCAATGCTACAGTTAACTTTAAAGGTGGGGTCGTAGGATTACCACTAGCAATTAACTATATGTTAAGATAACATTGGAGAGAGAAAAATGGCAACAGGAATATTAGGTTCAGGAGATTTATCACCGGCTACTAATACTACTATATACACAGTTCCTGCAACTACTTTTAGTGTTGTCTCTGTTAGTATTTGTAACAGAGGAACAAGCACTTCAGCAGTAAGAATTGCAGTTGCGGCGGCAGACACGCCGACAAACGCTGAATTTATAGAGTATGACGCACAACTTTTACCAAAAGGTGTCGTTGAAAGAACAGGTATAGTCTTGGACACAACTAAAAAAATAGTAGTAAGATCTACACTAGCTAACTGTTCTGCAGTAGTTATGGGTGTAGAAACATCTACAGCATAAGGAAAAAGGAAGTGACATGGGCAGAAAAATAAGTTTAGGTATATATCCACAAACCGACAGTACATTGACAGGACAACTGGCTGATCGACCTACAACTGCAAATGCTGGTGTTAAATTTTTTAACACAGATAGCAATCAGTTAGAAATATATAATGGCTCTGGATGGCATGCTATTCATGAAACATTGAATGCGGCATTAACATCTAGTGCAGGAGTTTCATCTAATAGAAGTTATTGGGTTGATACAACTGGCGGTGCTGTTACTGCATCATTACCTGCTTCTCCTGCTCAATACGATAGAATTAAGTTTGCAGATTCTCATAATACGTTTGGATCAAATGCATTAACAATAGACCGTAATGGCAAATTGATAGCAGGTACAGCAGACAATATGACTGTAGATACTCCAGGAGCATCATTCACATTGATATTTCATGGTGACACAGCAGGTTGGAAGGTTGAAGTAATTTAAGGAAAGACGATGGCTTTTAACTACGAAACTTTAAAAAAATACAAATCAGAATCATTTGTTGATGGAACTATTACAGGCACTCAGATAGAAGCACTAGGAGTAACTAGTAATAAGATTAATACAGATGCAGTAAGTAGCGATAAATTGGGTACAGGCTCAGTTGATCTAGCAAGTAATAAGGTTTCAGGAACATTGCCAACAAACAAAGGTGGCACAGGAACTACTAATCCAGGAGGATTTAATGCTGGTGTAATTGTTTCAAATGGTAGTAGTTGGACTTCACAAGGACATGGATTGTATAGTATGAATGTTTACACTAGCAATGGTACTTGGAATAGGCCTAGTGGAGTCAAATGGATTAAGGTACAAGTAAGCGGTGGAGGTGGCGGCGGAAGCGGTCACGGAGAATCTGGTGGTGCTGGAGGATATTCAGAAGAGTATATTGATGTTTCAAGTATATCAAGTGTATCTGTCACAATAGGTGGTGGAGGTGGAGGCACATATTATTCAAGTGCTGGAGGTAATGGAGGTGCAAGTTCATTTGGTCCTTATCTATCAGCTAGTTTAGGATACGGTGCAAACAGAAATAACCAACACTCAGGAGGAGTAAGTGGTTCAGGATCAGGTGGATCGCTAAATATTCATACAGGCGGTGGTGGAAATCATCACAACAGAACAGGTTACGGAGGAATGGGCTTTTTCGGTGGAAACACAGCGGCAGGACACCCACAGGGTGGAAACTTTGCACACAATCACCAAAACCATTCTGCATACGGAAGTGGTGGCACAAGCGGTTATCACAGTGGCTTTAGAGGAGCTAATGGTAGGCACGGAGTTGTAGTTGTTACAAATTTTAGGTAGAAAAAATGGCATTTAATTATCAAACATTAAAAAAAGTTAAATCAGAGTCAATTATCGACGGAGAAATTAAAGAAGCAGATCTTGCTAACTTAACTGTACAAACTGCAGATATTAATGATGGCGCAGTAACTTCTGATAAACTTGCTACAGGTTCTGTTAGTATGACCGGATCGATAGTAACAGGAACATTACCTGTTAGTTCTGGAGGTACAGGTTTAAGTAGTAATCCTAGTAATGCTTATTATGCTTTAGGATATAACGATGGCGGATCAGCATTACAATATCGTCCATACGGAATTAGAAGCATGAGTGTTTATACAGGTAGTTCAACTTGGAGTAGACCAAGTGGAGTACGTTATGTAAAAGTCTGCGTTGTAGGCGGAGGAGGAGGTGGCGGTGGCCACGGAGAATCCGGCGGTGGCGGTGGATATGCAGAAGAAGTTTTAGATGTTACAGGAATTAGTAGTGTATCTATTACAATTGGTGGCGGTGGAGGAGGAACATATTATTCCGGTGCCGCAGGCAATGGATCATCATCATCATTTGGCCCTTATTTGTCAGGTGGAGGCGGTTATGGAGCAAATAGAAATAATCAACACTCAGGCGGACTTAGTGTTAACGGATCAGGAGGTAACTTAAATGTATACGGTGGTGGCGGACAAGCTCATCACACTAGATCTTCCGTTGGAGGTCCATCATACTGGGGTGGTAATACTGCCGCAGGACACCCACAAGGTGGTAATTTTTCACACAATCATCAAGGACATGCCGCACCAGGCAGTGGAGGTACTAGTGGATATTTTAGTGGCTTTCGAGGTGCTAATGGCAGAAACGGTATGATCGTTGTATATGAGTTTTATTAAGGATTAACACATGGCATTTAATTATCAAACATTAAAAAAACTAACAGCTACAGCAGTGATTAATGATCAAGTCAAAACAGCTGACATTGGAAATTCAGAAGTAAAAACAGGAAAAATTGGAAACAATCAGGTTACATCTGGTAAAATAGGAACCGGAGCAGTTGGTCTAAACACAGATACAACCTCAGGTACACTAGCAACAAACAAAGGTGGATCTGGCATTACTTCTATTGGAAGTAGTGGTAATATGTTAAGAACAAATTCTAGCGGAAATGGACTAGAATGGGTAAACAATTTTGGAATAGTAAGACAGGCTGTATACACAGGTAGTACTACTTGGTACAGACAATCAGGAACCAGATATATTCACGTTCAGGTAATGGGCGGTGGAGGAGGTGGCGGAGGTCACGGAGAGTCAGGTGGTGCTGGAGGCTATTCAGAAGAAATTATTAATGTTACAAGTATATCAAACGTCTATTGTACGATAGGTGGTGGAGGTGGTGGTACTTACTATTCCGGCGGTGCTGGTAATGGGTCAAGTTCATCATTTGGACCTTATCTATCAGCAGGCGGAGGATATGGTGGTAACAGAAATAATCAACACTCAGGAGGCGTTAGTGGTAGCGGTTCCGGGGGAAACTTAAACATCCACTGTGGAGGAGGTGGTAGTCATCACCAAAGTCACGGTCCAGGTGGGCATTCATATTGGGGTGGTAATACCGCCGCAGGACACCCACAGGGCGGAAACTTTTCACACAATCATCAAAGTCACGCCGCTCCAGGCAGTGGAGGTACTGGTGGGTACTTTAGTGGCTTTAGAGGTGCTGATGGACGAGTCGGCATGATCGTAATTACGGAGTATAGATAATGAAAAAAGCAATCGTAGGTGCGGCAGGGTATGTGATGCAAATTGAAGATCCAGGAGATGATTTTGAGATCTACAATGGCCCTGATGCAACGTTTCAATGGGTAGATGCACCCGACAACATCACATTAATGTGGACACTAGAGTATAGTCCATCTAAAGGAGAAATGGTTTGGGTTGAAAGAGACGAACCACATCCTGATAGAGAAATGCAAAGAAAAGTTGCATACGGAGACGTAGGCGCACAATTAGATATGTTATATCACGATATAAAAGCAAATAATATGGCCGGCGGTTCTTGGGTTAATCATATTGATTTAATTAAAACAAGCATACCTGCACCAGATAAGACAACTGGAGAAAACTTATCACCTGAAGAGCAAAGAGCATATGATGAAATTAGAGAACCTAGTGTAGACCAGCCAATGAAAATTTCAAGCGAACAGATGCCAGCATGGAAAAGATGTCCTGCTTGGTGGGGCTACAATAAGGGAGATAGCTAATGCCAGTTACATTTATACCAAAAAGTCCAGTTATTTGTGAAAATTATTCTACAGGAAAGATCTTTGAAGACTGTACATTGGTTAGTTTTGAAAAAAAAGTTAAGATGTCTATAACTATTCCAAGAGGAGTAGCGGCAGGACAAACTATTACTTTACATTACGATACAGATGATCTTAATTACAAAACAACATGGAACGGTAATCTGTTTAGGGCTTCAAATCCAACATTTACAGCAATAGAGTCCTAAATCGCTTTTATAACCTGCCTATAGCATTTTTAAGTAAATATACGAGCATTTAAAGGAATGATTGTATATGAAAATTAAAAGAGTATGCGTAGTAGGAGGAGGATCCAGCGGTTGGATGACTGCCGCGGCCATTGCAAAACTTTGTCCTCACATTAAAGTAACACTAGTTGAATCACCCAATATTAAAACTGTAGGCGTTGGCGAATCTACACTAGGACATATCAACAGATATATGAGGTTGTTAGGTCTTAAAGATGAAGACTGGATGCCTGCTTGTAATGCTACATATAAGAATTCAATCAGATTTACAAATTTTAGAGAAAATAATGGAACACATTTTGAGTATCCTTTTGTTGATGACTATGATTATAGCTACTCAGGAGGAGATAATTTAATTACTTGGTCTGAATTGTCTGCTTTATATCCAGAAGAATTTGGTCCTAAGTCGTTTGCTGAATTCCATGCACTAAGTAATACTTTACTTGCAACACATAATAGACAAACTGATAATAAAAACAACAAACTACGATATTTTAATTTTAATTATGATACAGCCTATCATATGGACGCAACAGCATTTGGAATATATTTACGTGACAAGGTATGTATTCCTGCAGGAGTAACACACATAAAGGCAAATGTAGTAGCTAGAAAACACGATGATAAAGGTTTTACACACTCTTTGTTAATTGAAGGAGACAAAGACATAGGTGCAGATCTATTTATTGACTGTTCTGGTTTTAAATCTTTTATGTTAGAAGGTTGGCAAGGATCTATATTCCATTCTTACAAAGGTATACTAGCAAATGATTATGCTTGGGCTGTAAGATTACCCTATAGTAATAGAAAAGAACAAATGCATAACGTTACCGATTGTCATGCATTAGGAAACGGTTGGGTATGGAATATTCCATTATGGAATAGAATTGGAACTGGATATGTTTACAGTAGTAGATTTGTACACAAGGATGTAGCACTAAAAGAATTTAAAGCACACCTTAAAACAGTACATAAAAACGTTAATGTAGAAGAATTAGATTACTTTAACATACCTATTAAACATGGAAAGAGAGTCAAAGCATGGGTGGGCAATGTACTTGGTATTGGACTTAGTTACGGGTTTGTTGAACCTTTAGAATCAACAGGATTGTTAACAACACACGAAAATATTATTTCTTTAATTGGTATATTAAATCAAAGACAAGGTTATGTATCAAGAACTGAGAGAGAAGTTTATAATTTTACTGTAAACAGATCGATAGACCAATTTGCTAGATTTGTTTCAAACCATTATGGACTATCAATGAGACAAGATACACCGTATTGGCGTTGGGCAACACAGACAAATGATTATGACCCAGAGCTTAACGGTATTCATGTACCAAGAGACGATTACAATGCAATGGCATACAGTACAGTTTATGGCGATCAAG